TAATGTAGTAATTTCAGTTCCTCTTCCACCTTCTCTTCTAGGTAACCAGAAATCCTCAAGCATAGACATGAACTTCTTGTCATCCTTGATCTCACCAGTGTTTGCATCGTATACAAGTTTATTCCTGTAACGACCCATTACCTCACGTAGATATTGTTCCGCTTTATTCTTGGGAAGGTTACCTACATCGATATAGAAAATTCTTCTTTCTGGTGCTCTTGATAATCTGTAGATAACAAGAGAGTCTTCAATCATTCTTAACTGATTGACTGCCTTAATTGCTTTGTGTAGGTGCGATAGCACCATGTTTTTATTAAGATCTTGAATACCAGAGTGACAGTAACAAACAGAATCAGGTGCAATTTTCATTCCTTGATTCGTTGAGTTCCGTAATCCTTTTGGATTGTATAGATAATAATCTGCACTCTTTTGAGTAAGCTGAGTATTAAGATCTACACCACGCATTTGATTGGGATTCTTTGATTCATACTCTGTTACCTTACGAATCTTACGTGGATCAATATATCTAAGTTCGATCAATCCACCTCTAGGGTTTTTAGGATCGATTACCTTATGATAAAAAAGTCTCCCATCAACATACCATCGACGGAAGATTTCGTATGACCTGTTATCAAAATCAAGAAGACGTAGGATTTCATCGAACTCCTCACGCATTAACTTCTTAATTTTCTCAGATACTTTTAAATTTGATAATTCTAATTCGACGGGAACATCATCAAAGTTTCCACATATAGTTTCATTTACTACATCATCAACTGCACTATCACATTCTGGTTGTAAAACCATCTCCCTGTATCGGGTGATTAATTCATATTCATTTCGGATAGTTCCATCAAAATCAACAGAATAGCCATAGTAACCACCACCCACTACGGGTTGTGATCCATCTAGACTATCCTTCTGAACAAAAGAAGGCCCCTTAGGAACCTTCTTCGCTCTCTCTAGTGAATATCCAAAGAGCTGTTGTGCCATACTATTATTTGTTTGGTCCTAATATTATTTAGTCAGTTCGTAAAAACCCCTTTTACGAAACTGGATTCCAGTACTGGACCTGTAGTTCTACTGTAAACTCTTCAATTGAATCATTATTACCGAAGTCTAAATCTATTGCTGAAACTGAACTTGGCCAAATACTATAGAACTTATATTTCTTAAGTGATTTAGCTTCACCCTTGTCACCAGTTCTACCAATTTGAGTAACTGTCATATCCTGTAGATACTTTTCAATATCACTTTCTTGAGTAATATTTTCAGTATATGCTTGAATGCTCTCCATCCAACTTTCAAATCCAGTTCTTAATTGGAATCCAACATCGTTCTGAACTGTAATTGTCCATGGCTCGAATGTTCTATCTCCAGCGATTTTAAGAACACGACCTCTAAATGGTACCTCAACAACACCAACCTGTGATGAAGGTAAGTTAGCCGCTCTAACTGTGAACTTACCAAGTGTCTTTAAATTGGCAGCATTAGAAACTGCATTAGTTGGAAAACTTAAATCTACTTCAAAAAGATTAGGTCTTGCAAAGTCACTCTTGACTCTACTTATAAAATTTACAATAGAGCTTGATTCTAGTGCCATCGTGATTATTCATATCCGTCAATTATATTTAGAATAATGAAAATTTTCAGACAAAAAAATAGCGGAGTTTCCTCCGCTATTTGAATCCATCTCGAACTCAGAGTTATTTAGCTAGCAACCTCATCAAACGCTACACCAGATCTAGTAGCAACGAATGTTAGAGTAATGTAGTTAATTGTGCGAGTTGGTTTCACGAAGATTTCTGCGTAAAACTCTCCACGATCAACAGCCTCAGGTGGGTTATTGTCATCGTCACACTTAACTAAGTATTCCGTAACACCTCTACGACCTTGTACATCTCTCATATATGGTTCAACAATATTGGTGAACAGACTTCTTTGTGCAGTATCATTTTGCTCAAAGAGTTGTGCCTTAGCAGCAGATCCAATAACACGCTCAATTGTTAGGAATAAACGACGAACGTTAATTCTATCAAATGCAGATGCGTATCCTAATGCGGTCTTATCTCCATAAAGAACAATACCTTGTCCAGGGAATGAGACTACTGGGTTAACACGTGCAGCATACAATGTATCTCTTTGTGTCTTGTTAGGTGTGTATGCAAGTTTGATTGCATTTCTTAGATTACCTCTTTGGAAACCAGCAGGTGAGAACCAAGGTTCTGCAATTTCTGTTGTCTGTAAGCAAAGACCAGCAATGTCTCCGTTACATGGAATGTAACGATAAACATCATTGTACTTATCATAGATGTACTTGTATCCAGAATCAAATACCATGTAAGATGAACTTGGAAGATCATCAAAGAAGTTTACAATATTTGTTGTCTGTGTTTCAGTATTGCTTATACCAATAATATTTCCTCTACGTGGAGAAACAAATACTATACAATCACGACGCTCTTCTGCAATATTAACAAGTGAAGTTACTTTAGCAAGAGCAGCTGCATCATCAGCACCAGAAGGACCAGTAAGAATGTAGTCAATTGTCTGTGACTCAGGATCAGAAGTCAACTCATATGCAGTTGTTAGATCACCATTAGTAATTGTGTAATTACCACCAGAAGATGCATAATCAGCACCATCTGATAAACGGTAGTAGTAATCTGAGTTGTTCTTAGAACCTATAGTTGTTGCACCAGCTGGATAAGATGTAGTACCAGCAGTAGAACGTAGTAAGTTAAACTGACGTGCATTAGCTGTTAATCCCCAGTTACCATCTGCAGCAGTTGCAGTTGCATTAAAGACTCCAGTCTCATGCTCAGCCCAATATAGATATTCAGATTTTTCTTTAATAACATTTGGATAGTAATTTACTTCACCAACTGTTGACTTAGCATCAGATGCCTTAGAAACTCCTATAAACCTTTCAAGAATAGCACCAGTTGTACCAGTGATGCCACCATCAACATCAACTACAAGAACATGAATTTCATCATTTCTACCACCAGCATTTTGAGCAAATATGGAAGTACCTGGACGTTGAGCAACATTGATCCACTTAACACCAGGAAGATATTCACGTTCTGTATACTCAGTACGTACTGAAGTTATAGCAACAGCAGTAGAGTTTGTATCAGAAACGCTATCAGCAGCAGCGAAATCTATACTATCTTTATCTTTACCGATATAAAGACGACGCTCAATACCACTTGTTGCAATGTCAGCAGTGTTTGTTCCTTGAGTAAGTGTTTGACCATCAGCGATGATACCAGTTACACCACCTGAAG